ATCCCACACCGGCTGTGTGGTCGCCAGCATATCCGGCTTCTCCTGACCGAACCAGGACGCACCGAAGGCCGTCTGGACGGTTGACAGGTTGAAGGCCGAAGGAGCCGCGTAGTAGGAGTTGATGCCCGTGTTGGCTACGCTGGAAATATCCGACCGGGTGATGCCGCCGTAGGTCGGGTAGTTCACACCGTTGTCAACGGCCGCCGAGAATCCGTCCAACTCAAGAGTCGAGTTCAACGTACCCTGGCCGTCACCGAAGACTGAAGTGCCAAGGATCTGAGCCATCGTTCCCGAAGCGTTGACCATCTTCGAGGAAACGTAACTCATGGCCGCTTCCGTCCCGCGGTTGAGAACCTGATCCACACCGTACAGCGTGATGTTAGTGTAGGCGTACTTCAGGTTGAACTGGAGGGCTGTGTCCGTCTGGACTGCCGAGGTGTCAAAGGCTTGGCCGCGCTGGAAGAACCCACCCTTCAGAGGCGCGTACATGATGTTGTGGCGAATGGTCAAGCCGCCGGGAAATGCGAATCTCCGCTTTTTGCGGAGGCGGGTGAATACCGGCGAAGACTTGAACACGTTGTCGGTGATGATGGGGACGATATGATCATTCGTCTTCCCCGTTAAATCGTTCCATGTGAGGGCCATAAGTCCTTTGCTTTCTTCGGTTCAGCTTTTGCCTCGCCGATGCGCCCATTCGGGCCAGAGATGATTGAAAACCGCGGCTTGCGCCGTTGTCGCCCTAGTCTCCCAGGCTTCGCCTATCGGCTTCCTAGTCAACTCACCCCTGCTATCCCTGAAGGCTTCGCATGGGAACCATGCTTCCTATGGAGATGCAGTGCGGGAACTCAAGGTGTCCCGCCTACCTCAATGCCTTAAAACTTGCCGGCGGCTCTCAATTCCGCCGATGCCGTTCTTGCCGCGGCCATCGTCAAAGACTCAACATCGCCCTCAGACGCCGCACTTTCTTCCAACATCTTTTGCAGACTGCCCCTGGCCCCGCCAGTTGGGAATTGACCCTCGCTGCCGCCACCCGGCATACCGCCGCGCTCGGCAATAATCTTTTGCGCCCGCTCTTCCGCCAACCGCTCAATGTCGGCCGCCGTCTTCTTCTCGCGGGCTATCGGCTCAAGAATCTTCTCCATAACCACCATCGCATCGAAACTCTGCTCTTTGGTCATGGTGTTGAAAAGATTGTTTCGAGCCTCAACGTCAAACGTCTTTCCGGTTTCCTTCTCGTATCGCATTGCCGCAAGTGCTGTGCTGGCCGCGAACCCGCCAAGGAAAGGAACTCGATTGGAGTTGAAGTCGGTCTCGAACTCTTTGTACTTTGCGTTGACCGTCTCCTCTACCAGCTTCTTGCCCTCGCTGGCGTACAGGTTCCGGTATTGCTCGGCGTTCAGGCTCATGCCCGAATCCGCCACGATTGCCTTCACGCGCTTGTCCAACTCTGCCGGGTCCATATCGCCTCCAACTGCCGCCTTTCGGGCTTCTTCAAGCTGCTTCTCAAGCTCGGCCTTTTGTCCAGGCCACAACGGTTTCGATTCCTCATCGATCACACCCTCTTCCACTAGGGTCTCCCAGATCGGAACCTTCTCGTCAGCCCACGCCTTCATCCGTGCGTTGTACTCAAGAGCTTCGGAATATTCCTTTTCCTGAGTTTTCAACTTCTGAATGTTACGGTCGTAGTCCGCTTGCCGAAGCCGCCCGTCTTTGAACTCGGGGACTTTCTGCACGATGTTGTCAATGACCTTGCGTTCCTCAGCACTAAGCCGCGCTGCCGCTAAAATCTCTTCCCACGTTTGGACTGCCATCTCGCATCCTTCCTCGCTTCCCTTTCGGGCTTCGCGGGGCTTCGGATAAGACTGCCGTTTCCGACTTCTTACCTGTTATCGTTGCCCTACCCCGGCATCTGCCCCGGAGTCGGTGGCGTCGGTATCTGAGGAGGTCCGCCACCCGGAGGTGGTGCCCCCATACCCGCCGACTGTGGTTGCTTTTGCGCCGACTGTGCCATCCCCACCTTCAAAGTGGCTATGGCCTTCTGGATGAAGGGGCGCATCGCCTCATCCTGAATTCCGCTGAGAATCTTTTCCACGGTCCCCACAGCGGTCTCGATGGGACTCTTCCCCATCTGACCCTGTGCCTGCCCAGCCAGAGCACCAAATGCCGGCCCTGGACCCATCTGGGCTTGTACGTCCGGCGCCATCGGCGGCTGTGTCATTGGAGGCATGAGTTAGAATCCGTTCTCGTTGTTTTGGAGCTTGCCGGTCTTCACGTTGACACTCGTAGCTTTCGGAGTGATCGTGGTCATCTCGCCCTCGTCGATGAATGTACCAACCGGATCGAAGGTTCCCTTGCCCAATTTCGGGGAGGAGGTATGAAGAAAGTGGCCTTGCTCAATCGACTCGGCCATTCCGCTGCTCTTTGCCATGATGATCCCCTTGCGATGGTGTGGAGGGGCGCGGTGAAACGCCCCTCGTTCACTGCTGAAGCCGTAAAACTACTTGCGGCCCTTGGCCTTCCGGCCACCCTTGCGCTTGCCCTTGTGACGAGCCATGGTGTATATCCTTTCCGGGGTTTCCCCCTGGGTTTTTTATTGCAGCCGATTGCTCGGCTGGCGGCCTCCACCGCTGAGGTTCCCCAGGGAAAGATTCTGGGCCTCTCGGACAAAAGAAAAAGCCGCGGACGGGATTTCTCCCACTCGCGGCTGCCGCAATCTCTCCGGTTTCCCGGTAATCGCTACTCTTGCCCTGTCAGAATCATTATCCGTCGCTGAACTTCTGTCAACGACTTTTTGCAGTGCAATGAAAAAAACTACTTGTATGACTTTTTCTGCGTCAGTTGAATGTCCAGTATCCCGCCGTTGTCACTTCCTTCAACAACAAGCGTCCACTTCCTCTTAGCCTCGATCGCTGACTGGATCGCCGCCAGAATCTTTGGAATGTCCTGCTCGGCTACCTTCTTGCTCGCCTCTGCCGTGCTCATTTATGGCCGCCCTTCGGTGGTGCGCCAGCTTGTGCCTGAGCCATCGCCGCGGCCTCCATCTTCAATTCCTCATCGTTCTCCTTCTCATCAATGTTCCAGTTGAGAATTTTGAACGTCTGCTTGCGAGATAAGTCGTGGACCTTCCGCATCTGGAAGGCGATCGGGATGCGCTCCTGCTGCTGGATATGAAGCAACGTACCGCGCTCAGTCTTGTAGTGATACCGGCGAACGAACGCCTCAGATTGGATTCCGTCCGGTATAAGCGTCCCTGGCTTGTCGTCCATGTCTTCCCTCGCCAGTCCTGCTGATCCGAGTAACTCCATCCTGCGCTCCGCGTCGTAGAACTGCAAAGCGTCGGCTGCCCACTGCTGACCGATTTCGTCGTTGAACCATTCGACACTTCGGCCCATCACGCGGATCGGCGTGTTCTTCGCCATCTGGATCTTGTCGAGGGAGTCCCCTGAAGGAACCTGCTTCTTCCCAAGGGCATCTCCCACAGCCGATGCGCCGGAACTCTGCTTCATCGACTGGAGGATCTGCGTGTAGATTTGCAGGACGTAGGTCGGAAGCACTGGAGGTGCCTGCCACGTTGGAGGGTGAGGCGCGTTCTGGCTGTAGGTGATCTTCAGGTTCGGTTTGGAACTGTCGATCGCCTTCATCGCCGCCGGATTGATCGCGCTCTTGGCCGCCATCAAAGCCGGACTGATGGCCTTCTTGACCGTCTGGAGCATCCCCGACATCATCTGGTTGAGAATATCCTGCTGGGACATCCACGGCTTTACCACGCTCAATGCGTACTGCTGCCACGGCACTGCGTAGAGTCCAAGGCTGGCGAACGGCTTCTTGCGGTGGAAGTAGGGACTCGGATAGTCGTACAGCGTCACCCTGCCGGCCCTGATGAAAACTCGGCCGCGGGGGTACAGTTTCTTCCCCGGCTCGACCCAGTATCCCCACGCCGCGCCCTTCGGCCCCATCCAAACCCGCTCACGCGATTCGTTGATCGAGTCGTCCTTCCTCCAGAACTCCTGCGTCTCTGCCTGGGGAAACTGGCTCGAATAGGATTGCTTGTCTCCAGCGCCCAGCAACCTCTTCATGCCGGGTGACAGGGGGGGGAACAGTTGAGGCGCTCCCGTTGGACCCTGCACGTCAACCGTGTACCGGCTCTTCTGCTCTTCAGCCCTGACGTACTTCCCCATCGTCGGGTAGGCTCTCTTGATCCATGAGAGTGTCCGCATCCTCCGATAGACTACGCACTCGTCTTCCTGAAGATCGTCGCCCATCCCCAGCCGCAGAATCGAACTCGGCGGCAAAGCCTCCAGACTCAAGTCTCCGTCTGAAGGATCTCCGCTGTCCCCTCTGGCGAACGGGTTCCAATAGAGCTTGGCCGGCGCCGAGGTGAACATCGCCCACATGATGCAGAAAGCCATCCGGCGCTCGTACCCAGACGTTGACACCCAGCCCTTGTTCAAGTTGTTGAGGATCTTCTCGATCTCGGAATACTTCCCGTCGTTGGCAATATCGACGATGTGCGAGACTGGCCGGATGTCTGTGATGAGGCCGATCGTCTCCCAGAACATCGACAGAAACTCGTTGCTGACTGGCTTTGCCCGGTAGGAGGGCATCGCGTCCTTCCACTGCATCCCTACCAGATAATCGAGAGCGTTTTGAATGTCCCGGAGTTCAGGAACGTCCTGCTGAAGAGCAATACCTTCCTCAACTGCCGCATCGCACCAATCGTTGAGTTGGGTGTAATACTCAAGTCGTGACGTGGTTCGTTTGTCGTCCTCGTCCGGCTTTGGCCTTATCTCCGGGAATTCTTCAATCACTGTGACCCTTTCTTTCTAAAACCAGTTTTCCTTGAGCGCCATCCGCAATTTTTCCTCAATAAACATCTTGAGAGGCATCGGAGGCTCGGAGTTCTTTGCCCTCTCCTTGGCCGGCTCGTACTCGTCTCCGAGGTCAACCACGATACGCCCTGGCGAACGGCTCTCGTATGCCTTGAGGTCTTCCGTGGCCGCCTGCGCTTCCGCCTTGGCCTCGTCCACTTCACACATCTTAGCCCAGACCACGCCAACAAGTTCACTCGAATTTGTAAAATTTTGGCCCAGCTGCTCGAACAGGCGGTTCTTGTCCGTCTCCCCGACAACCATCACATCACCGTCTACCAACTGAAGCAAGACGTTCGCCACCACCGACTCCAGCCCCGTGGCATACCGCCCGTCGAGAGCATCCTTGATCCTCTGAGGAATCTTCAGGGTGATCGTCGTCTGCCCCTCTGGAGACGGAAACTTGGCTGGTCCAACTTTGAAGACTAGCTTCGGGTTGCTGGCATAGAAGTCTGCCGTATCTGTCCATCTGTGATTTGAGTTCTCGGGGCAGATCAACCTTCCCTCTGTTGCGAGAATCTGGACCTGCTTACCTGTTTGTTTTTCGCATAAACTGCAAGCGAATTCTGTCTTCAGTGTCGGCATTATTTCCTCTCTTTCATGCTGCTCTTGCGAATTCTCCGTGTAGTTGTTTGACTGCCTCACAATATACTGCGTGGGATAATCATTTCTTGGGGTGTCATCAGAACCTCCAGTTCTTGTTGGCGATTTTTACCGGGAGTTCACCGCTCCCGACACCCCTATTCTACTCCTAATCTGTGGCATCTTTCTCCTCCTCTAACTCGTGGTTCCTGGGTTCGTGTACGGCTGAAGTTGGACCGTTGGAACTTTCCAACTCGTTCCATTGTTCGGGCAAAACACCGGAGAGTTATGGTACGCAACACACTCCCCGTTCACCCACGCTACGGGAAGAATCGTCCCGCACGATACGCACCTCACTGACTGATAGGCTACTGGCTGCATCTTTCCCCTTCTGTTACTCTTCGATTGGATTGCACTCGATCGTGGGGATCAAGTACGTCCGGTTGTCATTGGGACAGTATCCCGTAATTTCGTGCTTCGCTGTCCATTTTGAGATATCCCCTGAGAAGTCTCTGTTTACCGCAAACATCAAAGCTATTCCGCAATGACGGCAGATCACTCGTTCTGGAAGTCCTACCGGGTTCATTCTCTCCTCCTGTTACTCCAAAATTTGGACTCAGAAAGTCTTTGGGTTGATCTCATACACCGACGCGATAAAATCTTCTTGCCTGCCGACGATGAATAGAGTGTTGTGTTTTTTGTACAGGAAATTCAGCGTAGGAATATCCGCGCTGAAGCGTTCTTGAGGCATCGCCTTCGCCCACATCCGGTTAAAATCCCCAAGAGTTACAAAGCAGATCTTCATCTGGTTTTCCATTGTTCCCCTCCCTATCTTCTTATCCAAAACTCTTCGTAGAGCAGTATCCCGATCATGACACCGCCCACGATAACAACTACCATCCATCCACCATTTTCCATCTCTTCCCCTCGGTTACTGGTAAAGCCAACTGTTCTGGTCGTCCGACTCCATATCTTCCTGCTCGGCCTCGTACTGCGCCATCGACTCCGCTGTGATCTCTTCTGGTGCTACCCCATCCTCGTGCATCCTGGCCGCCGTCCCCGTTCCATCAAATACCGGGCTGTAGTCCGTTAACTGATAATCTGACGGAACCCGCCTCTTCCCCACCCCCTTCAAGTTCACCACCGCCGTCGCCCCTGAGTCCCGCACGATGCTGCTGCCGATGTTCTTCCCCGAAACCCGCTCGGCCTCATGCTGCGAATTTGTCGTCTGAATGATTGTACCGAATCTGTCGAGGATCTTGAACTCGTTTTGTTGCTTAGTCGATTCCTGCTTGCTCCCGCCCGTCCCCTCGCGCATCTCGCGGTACTCGTTCTCATGAGCGCAGTAAAGAGCAATGTGGATCGCCATCTGGAAATCATCATGGGCGCCGTCACCCTCCGCACCATCCTCTGTGAAATCGTAGAACTCGTCGCACGTGAACTTGTCTGGAATATCGATCGAGTCATCGAGTAGGGTCTTAGACATTTTCGACATAAGTGCGCGTTTTGTCTTGTCGTTTGTCCAGAAACCCATGATGTCCGTCATCCAGTGGGTCATCTTGTCGAGGTGTTTATAGCGATAGATGTTCTCGTACTCGTACCCGCGAACCAACTTGTTGTTGGTGACCATGCCCATCGCGTTGACTTCCACGGCCGCCAGGGCTTCGTTGTACATCCAGCAGATAGCCAACACGACCTCTGCAAGCGATTCAGGATCGAGATACCCGTGCCAGCAAGCTACTTGCTTATCTTGAGCAAGGTCACTCGTCTTGATAACTTGGCAGCAAGAATAATCTCCTCCGTCATTGCCAAGACTTACATCCACACCTACGCAGTAAGTCGCTCCCGACTCTGCCTTTTCCCACACGTGGAACCTATTATGAGTCTTCGGATACTCCAACTCCTCGCCGGCTTGCACCTCACGCATCTTCGCCCGCGGAACTCCAGCATTAAAGTCGTAACTAATCTCTCCAACCCACTTCGGGTTGCGCGTCCTCTTCATCAACTTGTTAATAACTCCGAGCGGATATGCAGTCACAGCCGAGGTCTGGAAGCTCTCCTCTGCGTTCATGCTGTATTCCTGCCGGAACATTTTGTCGTCACCGTCAGTCGCCACGAAGTCGGCAATACGCTTCCGCCGCCAGTTGAACACCTCATTCTTGATGGTGTAATTCTCTTTTGCGAAAACCTGTTCCTTGATGAGTTGCTCTTCCTCGTTCAATACGAACTCGGTCCCCTTCGG